GGAGATTCGCATCCAATGAGCGCACCCGTCTCCCCGTCGGTCATGCTGGACCTGATCACCAAGGAACAGGACCGGCGCAAGGCAAGCGCCAAGCTCTACGAGTTTGTCAAGCAGGCCTGGCACGTCATGGAGCCGGGCGTACCCTTCGTGCCGAGCTGGCACATCGAAGAAATCTGCGAGCACCTGGAGGCCGTGAGCAGCGGCGACATTCACCGCCTGCTCGTCAACATCCCGCCCCGTCACTCCAAGTCCACCATCGTCTCCGTGGCCTGGTGCGCCTGGGAGTGGATCGCCCAGCCCGAGCAGAAGTTCTTGGCCGCGTCCTACTCCGGCTCGCTGTCCATCCGCGACAACTTGAAGGCCCGACGCCTCATCCAGTCGCCTTGGTACCAAGAACGCTGGGGGCACATGTTCGAGCTGTCGGGCGACCAAAACGCCAAGCAGAGATTCGAGAACGACAAGACCGGATACCGCCTGGCCACCTCGGTCGGCGGCACGGCCACGGGCGAGGGCGGCTCGCGCCTGATCTTGGACGACCCCCACGGCGCGCAGGACGCGCAGTCCGAAACCATGCGGCAGACCGCCCTGGACTGGTTCGACATGGTCTGGTCCACCCGCCTGAACAACCCCAAGACCGACGCCATGGTCACGGTGATGCAGCGCCTGCACGAGAAGGACATCAGCGGCCACATCCTTGAGGACATCGGCGGCTGGGAGCACGTCTGCATCCCGGCCGAGTGGGACGGCAAGAAGCGGCGCACGGTCCTTGGCCCCTACGATCCCCGCACGGTCAAGGGCGAGCTGATCTGCCCCGAGCGTTTTGGCCCCGAGGAGATCACCAAGCTCAAGCAGCTGCTGGGCACCTACGGATCGTCCGGCCAGCTCCAGCAGGACCCCTCGCCGTCAAAGGGCGGCATCCTGGACACCGACCACTTCCAGCTCTGGCCGCACATGCAGCGCCTGCCGCAGTTCGAGTACGTGCTGCAGTCCTACGACACCGCGTTCTCCGAGCGCACCACAGGCGACCCCACCGCCTGCACGGTCTGGGGCGTGTTCACGCACAAAGGCATCCACCAGGCGATGCTGCTGGACGCATGGGATGAGCCGCTCGGGTACCCGGACCTGCGCACAAAGGTGATCGAGGATTGGACCTCGATGTACGGTGCCGACCCCGGCCCCAAGGCTGGGATGCCGACCAAGGGCAGGAGACCGGACCGGATTTTGGTCGAGGCCAAGGCCAGCGGGCAGTCGTTGCTGCAGGACTTGAGGTTGGCCAAAGTTCCCGCTGTTGGCTACAATCCCGGAAACGCGGACAAGGTGTCAAGGGCGCACCAGGCCGCACCAACGCTGGAGCTGGGGTTGATTTGGATTCCCGAGTCCAACAAGAACCCTGGCCAACCGGTCAGTTGGGCGCAGTCTTTTCTGAAGCAGATCGCCAAGTTTCCTGTCGCAGAGCACGATGACTACGTGGACACGTTCACCCAGGCGGTCATTTTTCTGAAGAACGACGGCTGGTTCGAGTTGCCGCAAGCGCGGGACGTGGACGAGCACAGACTTGCAAGCAAGGAGAAGGTGAACCCTTATGCCGCCTAAAGCCAAACCAATCTGGGAAAAGTCCCGGCCCAAAGACCTGGGCAAGCCCAAGGCCCTCTCACCAGCAGCCAAGACCAGCGCCAAACGCATGGCCGAGAACGCTGGGCGTCCTTACCCCAACATGGTCGACAACATGCGCGCGGCAAGGAAGTCGAAATGACCAAGCCGCTCAAGAAGTCCGACATGGACTGCAACAAGCCCAAGCGCACGCCGGACCACCCCAAGAAGTCGCACGTGGTCAAGGCCTGCTTTGACGGCACCGAAAAGGTGATCCGCTTTGGCGAGCAGGGTGCCAAGACGGCAGGCAAGCCCAAGGCTGGCGAGTCAGCGGCCACGACCGCCAAGCGCGACAGCTTCAAAGCGCGTCACGCCAAGAACATCGCCAAGGGGCCGTCGAGCGCGGCTTATTGGGCCAACAAAACGAAGTGGTAAGCCATGTCCAAAGTTTCAGTCCTTGCAAAACTTCGCGCGTTGCTGGCTCGTGAAGCGCCCGAGCAAGCGGGCACGATTCGTGAGGCGATTGCTCAGTCCGCACGCACGGGCAACGAGGCCTCCGTTGTTGGCTCGCCCAACATGCCCAGAAAATCACGCATCACACTTGGCCGACCCGACACCGTGGAGCCAAGCGCCAGCGACCGTGCTGCAGCTCTTAATTACGCTCGCCCAGGCCAAGGCATCATCGACTTCCACACCCATCCTTACGGATCACTTGATCCTACCGAGTCCATGTTTCTTGTTCGGCCCAGCCCGACCGACCTGAGCTACTTCAATACCAACTACAAGCCTGGCGACTTTCAAGACCGTGAGTTGCGCACGCTGATCGTCCAGCCGCCCTCGCTGCGCGACCGGATGCCTGCGGCGTACAGCATGTTCGCCACGGACAAGCCCGCTATTTTGGCTCCGAGGCTTTTGGACACTGCACGCAACGAGCTGGGTATGGCGGCGCGCAAGGGGCGGTTTAAGTCAATCATGGATGACCCGCTGTTTCGCGATTATTTTGATTACGGCGGCGATCTTGGCGACCTGGTTGCGGATGCAGCGCCCCTGCTGATGCTCCGTCACCGTGCGGCCCAGGGCGTTGGTCGTCACGAGTACGGGCTCAGCGGTCGCACGCTGACGCCAAACCCAGAGGCGACAGAGGCCAACTTGCTCCAGCGCATGGAGCCTGCGGCGCTGGAAGTTTTGCGCGAGAAAAAATATGCCAAAGGCGGCGCGGTGCGCAGCCCCCTCAACAAAATCAAGGAGTGCAGCTGCCATGGCTGATGATCTGACCCGCCCATTTATCGGCTACCGCTCCGCTGGTCGCCGCCCCGAGTCCCAGCAAGACCGCCGTGCTGCGGCCGACGCGCCCTTGTCCGCCTTGCGCGGCGCGGTGTCCGGCGTGCTTGGCGCGCCAGGCGACATCGAGTCGCTGATTCGCATGCTGCCCGGCCTGTCCGAGCAGACGGTGCTGCCCACCAGCGAGGACGTTGAGAAGCGCCTGCCCATGCGCGAGCTGAACCAGACCCCGACGGGTAAAGCGTTCACCACGGCTGGCCAGCTTGGCGGCGGTTTTTACACCGGCCCCGGCTCCCCGTTGCGCGCCGTTGCTGCGCTGCCATCGGCGGTGTCGCGCGCTGGTCGTGATTTCCTGATGGCTGGTTCACCAGTGAACGTGGTCAAGCCCAAGGGCGGCAACTGGCTGGCGGGAAGCGTGGAGCATGCGGTGGAGCCGATGCAGAAAAGGGTGACACAGGCTGCAGAGCAAAACTTTAATCCGGCGCAAGGAATGACATTTCGTGAAATTTACTCACAAGATGCTCTCAATAAGTGGCTTGAAACCAAGCTCGGCAAGTACATCCGCAACGAAATGGCCACGCCCGAGGACCCGCTGCGCGCGCTGGCTGAGCGGGGCATCATGCACAGCGAAATCACGCCGACCGGCTACAACGTCGCTCGCGCACGAAAAAGAGCCGGTTTTCCTGAAGAAGGCATGGGCGTGTCCCCAATGGCTAAGGCTTGGGAGGATCGGGCCGACACTTTTGTCAACGAATTACAAGCATTTGATTTGACGTCCGCTTATCCGGAAGTTGTCAAAGATAACCCCTGGCTTCTCAAGGTCCCACCCGAGACTCGCGTTTACGACATGCTGCGCGGCGCGGATGAAGACCTCGGCTTTTCCCACCTGACCGACGAGCTGCGCAACGCCATCAACCCAGAGTCAGGCCTGCCCCGCGAGTTGATGCTCAAGTACTCCGACCTGGAAAAAGTCACCGTGCCCCAAGCCGTCGAGCGCGTGGCCAAGATCAACGACTGGCGCGCGGCGAACAAAGCCGAGGCCGACATGGCGCGCTCCATGGGTCCGGCCACGCAGGTGGTCAAGGAATACCCCGAGCAGGGCTACAAGTGGGTGGAGCTGCGGCAGCTTACGGAAGCCCCGCAGGGCTGGTCGGTCCAACCTTCAACTCTGAAAGAAGGCGCTTTTGATGTTGTTGATCCAAGAGGTCAAAGGTCTTTTGGAGGTGACTCAGCCGAGTTGGCTCAG